AAGACACGCCGTCGCCGCCCAGAGCGGTGCCAGCAAAGCCAGTGTTCAACACGGAAGCAGCTTTAACTTGCTTGGTGTAAGCCATACCGCGAGCCAGAGCCTTGGTGTAGCGGGCAGACAGACTGTCGTACAGGTTGTCTTCCACAGCTTCTTCCGTGATGGAGAAGCCCAAAGCGATGGTTTCGTGGGTGTAGCGTGCAGTGAAGGCTTCCTGCGCGTTGTCGTAAGCGATGGCGGAGCCTTCGTTCTTGACAGGAGCAGCGCCAAAACCGGACAGCTTGGTCTCTTCTTCAAAGCTACGCTCAGATTTCTCTGTTTCGTAGATTTCTTTGTGTTGCTCGCCGTAGCGTGCATATTCCAAACCGAACAAAGCGTTCAGACCGGGGAGCAGCTCTTTGAGCAGTTGTGCGCGTGAAATTGCCATGGTGAGTTACTCCTTACAGGCCAACGGCGTTGGTGTAGCTGTGATAGCCGGGGTTGATCTTCACAAACACGTCAGTGAATGCGTCGCCAACAACTGAGAAACCGACCGAATTGGGGAAACCAATGATGCGGAAAGCAGCAGTAGTTGTCACGGCAGAAGCGCCCGCCACAACGGAAGCAGTGGAGTTACCAGTAGTTGTGCTACCAGTTGCCACAGCGCCAGTTGAGAAGAACACGTTTGCGCCCAGAGCGGCTTGTGTCACCGAACCAGCGGACTGGACTTGGAACACGACATCTGGATCATCAATCACCTGCGCAGTCACCACGCCGGTTGTGCCGGTAGGGTAGTACTGAGAGAAGATTTGCTGACCTTGAGCGTTAACAAACGAGCAGCCAACGAACACACCGACGATACCTGTGTTGGCGGTGCCAACAGGAAAACCGTTTGTGGTCGCATCAGCGCCAGTAGCAGTTGCTACAGCCAGATAGCCGTTTGCGTTCACGTACACGGGCGAACCGTTGTAAATGTTCGCAGCTGTACCAGCTGGGTCGATCAAGAAAGTGCGGGTGCTTCCAGCGTATGGAAGACCGCCGATCTCGTTTACGGCACGCAGGCCGTAGGGAGAAGCAGTAGATGCCATTTAAGGACTCCTAAGTTTATTTTGAACCAGAACCAAAACCACCGCCACGACTGGTCGTTGACTTTCGGTCAGCGAACAGCGGCATACGAGGGTCATTGTTTCGCATGAAACTGTTATCAACAGATTCCATCTGGGCCTGCGCTTGTTTAGCGTAATACTCATCACGGGCTTGCGCACGTTCACGGGGCATCTTGCAGAGCATGAGGCCGCCGAGTTCGACGTTGCCAGTTTTCGCATTACCCTCCAGCATCAGTTCCGGATGGTCTACTGCTTTGACCGGTTCCCAACCTTCACGCATCTTGGTAGACACGTTTGTGTTTTGGGCTTCGCCAAGTACGTGTGTCGCAATCCAGCGATACACCATACCGGGTTCAGGGGTAGGGTCAGGCAGTGCACTCGCAGGTGTATACACATAACGAGTCGTTTTATCGCGTGCCTCAAGGGCGCGGGGGTTCCGGTTGATTGTTTCAGCCATTCGATTTCTCCAGTTTTGCTACTTCAGCAGCGTATTGCTGCGGGGTTAATCCGTATTTCTTCGCCAACGCAACTTGCGTGGGAGTCAACTGGACTTTGCGTGCTCCAGTCGAACGAGTCGCCGGGGCCACAACCGATGTAGGTCTCTTGGAGCCATCGCCAGATTTTGGCCTGTCTTCATTTCCGAACATCTCCGGGAATGTTGACTTAATGCGAGCATCAATGCGCTCGAAGTAATCGTCAGAGCGGGGGTCAACCCCGTTATTGACTAGTTTTTGGTGCAGCCCTAGTGCAAAGCTGGTGACTTCCTCGTACCCCGAAGAACCGAACCACTGGTTTTTTGCCTGCCAGCGAACAGTTTTATCGTCTAGTTCTTGACGTGGTACTTGTGTTTGCTGAGTTTGTACCGCAGTTTCATCCACCTGTAAAGGGGTCGGACGGAAATTTTTTGCAGCCTGCACCTTCATCTTGGCATCCATCAGGGCATCTTGTGCCGCAATGACGCCGTCTGTGTCAAAAGCCTCTGTCGCTTCCTTGAGCTGGCGCTTGGCCTTATCGACCTCAGTCTCAGCAATTGTGAGCTGGGACGCAGCGTAGTGCTCGGTGCCCGAGTTGACGTACTGCTTGAGGCGGTTGTTCTCGGCCACCATGTGCTGTGCAAGGCGTTCAAGCTCCTGCTTCTCGCGCAGGAGGGACTCTTTGGCCCGGCGCTCGTCGTGCCGTGCGTGGGTCAGCTCCTTGATGCGCTTTTTAACGCCGTCGGAGTAGGACTCGATTTCGTCATCGGTGGGGTCCTCGACTTCACGGTCCAGCGGCTTGCGGCCCCGGTCACGCTCAGGCGTGTCATCCACAATCTCAATCTCAACATCGTCGTCCGTTGAGACCTCTACTTGGACTCGGCCTTTGGCCTCGTCTTCAAGTTCGTCTGGGAATTTGAACTCACTCATTTCTGCTCCTTATGCGCGGGTATACCCGCGAGGGTCTTGCACAACACACTCAATTTGGTCGTCGTTCAGTACCCTGAACTCTTTACCAAACACCTTGAAACGCGTACCTGTGTAGGTCCGCACGAGCACAAAGTCACCTTCCTTGCACCATGCGCCCGAGGGGAACTTGGCGGTGTCTTTGTAAGCGTCTGGTCCGACCCGCATCACGAACAACACCGTGGTGGCATGTTCTTCAGCTCTCATGGTCGCAGCATCTCGAACAAGGTCGAGGCTCGTACCGGCGATCTTTTCATCGACCTCTGGCACTATGCACAGCAGCTTGTATCCCGTGGGGACAGGCAGCGCCGATGCTTTTGTTTCGTCTTCCGCATCAGCCTCTGGGGCGTCAAGGGGTTGGATGTGTTTTGGCAGTGTGATGCCCGGAGGCAGAATGATTTCACTCATCTGATTTCTCTACTTTCTCTACAAGGTCGAGGAGGTGACGCTCTGCGGTAGCTAGGCCTTGAATCACGCCACAGAGTTTTTGGTAATCGTCAAAAGAGCGGCATGCCCCACCAGCGCAGTCATCTGCGTAGTTGTTCATGTCGGTGCGTATTTTTTCGCGCAATACGCGTGCGAAGTCAGCGATCATTTGTTGGAGTTACCTCTGGTTGGTTGTGGACGAGCTGCCTGCTGGCGGCTCTTGGCGATGTCGATGCCCATCTGGACACCGGCTCGTTCTTGGTCGGACTGCAGCTTCTTCTCAGTCTGCTGGGCTTGCTGGCCTGCTTTGAAGCCTTCCAGCTCCATCTTGCCTTCCAGCGCCTGCTGTTTGAGTTCCAGCTCGTCGGCCTTTGTTGCGGCATCAATCTGGAGCTTTTGCTCTTTCAGCTTCAAGTCGCCTTGCTTGATCTGCAACTCACCTTGCTTGATCTGCAGCTCTTGCTGCTGCATCTGAAGCACAGGGTCTTGTGCCTGCTGCTGGGCCTGCTGCTGCGCAGCTTGGGCTTTGCTTTGCTGGAGAACTTGCTGCGCAGCTTGGGCCATCATCCCAGACAGCGCGATCTCGATCTGCGGCGGCAACTCCTCGCCTTCGGGCGGCAGCGGCATGCCCAACTGCTGCTCGATCTTTTGGCGGTAGGCAAAGCCAACGTGCTCGGCAATGTGTGCCTGCATAGCGGCCATGATCTGCGGAGCGCGGGGGTTTTGGCCAACCAACTGCATGATGATCGGGTCCTGCATGGCCATCGTGTGCACCTGAATGTGCGACTGGTGGTCTTGGTACTGGAACGCCTTGAGTGGTTTGCCTTTGAGCGCCTGCATGTTCTCCGACACCGGGTCGGTTGGCTTTTGGTCTTCCTCCAGCGGCACGAGCTTGTCGGCGTTCTTGATGCCCAGCACGTCCAGCATGCCTCGGTGTAGCTTGGGCAGGTCGTAGATGTCAGGAGCAGACTGCGCCAACTGGATCACTGCTTGGTACTGCACCACGCGCTGGGAGAGGGTGGCCGCGTTGGGGTCGCTCACGGGCATGATGTCCACGTGGCGGTAGTCGCCCTTTTTGGCCCGTGGGCCTTCTTCGCCGTCGGGCTCGTATGTGTACTCGTCGTCGGTGTAGTCGCGGATGATGGCAGCCAGCAGTTGCAACTCTTGCTTCAAGGTGAAGTGCACACGAGCCTGCACGGCCGTCATCACTTTGAGCTGGCGCTCCAGCAGCGCAAGGGTCGAGCCCACAGGCGCATTGGCACCCATGTCGCTGATCTTCATGTCGGCCGTTGCGGCAAACCGGCGACCCTCTTCCACCACGGTGTTCAGCAGGTTGTACAGGGTGGCGGACGGGTCTTTGTAAGGCAGCGGTAAGATGTTGTCGCGGATGACGCCAGAGCCCACGTCCACATCGCGCCACTCACCGGGAGCGATCGGCGTGTCATCACCCTTGATACGCAGACCACGGGACTTCAAACCACCGGGCAAGTTGGACAGGGTGCCCGCGTCGATCAACTGGCGCATCAAGCTGGTGGCCGAGTTGGCAAAACCGCCGATCAGGTGGAACAACCCGAAGCCGTACGCGCCAAAGCCGGGGATGTACTGGTAGTGCACGAAGTGCTGGCGCTTCAGATGCAGGTCGTCATCTTCTTTCCAATTGCGGCGCAGGGACAGCACGGTGTTGTTGCCCCTGATGTACGTCATCACGTACGGCAAAGCGATGCCTGTAGGCTCGCCGTCATCGTCTGTCTCAGATAGAGGGTCGCCCTTGACCACCAAGTCCACATGGGACTCGCACAAGGTGTAACGCTCGTCGTTCAGGTCAGCAAAGCCGGTCTCTTTGTCCTTGGCCTTGTTGATCTCGTCGATGTGTTTGTCAGGCGAGCCGATGTCCACGTCGCGGTAAAAGCCCGCCTGCTGGAGCTTTTTGATCTCGTTCTCGGTCTTGCGCATGATGTGCGTGACGCGGTAACAGCTCTGGATGTCCGAGGTGCCGTAGGGCAGCAAGATGTCTTCTGCGGGGATGAAAACCGACGTTTGACGGCCGATATTGGGGTCGAAGTAGACCTTTTTGAATGCTGAGCCCGTAGCTGGCAGGCTCCACAGCATGCGCTCGTGCTCTGGGCGGAACTCCTGCATGACCTCGGTCAACTGGAAATTCATGTCCTCTTGGACGCGCATGGCGGCGTCTTTCTTCTCGGGGGTCTCTTTGCCCACGATCTTTGTGCGCACTGGCCCCATGGCCGGGAAGGTCTCAGTGATGGTCTCGCTTTGGAACCGGACAACCGCCTCGGTAATCATCGGGTGAAACACACCGGACGCGCCATCCCAAGGCTCTGTGCGCTCCTCGATCTGCAGCCCCAACAATTTAAGGCCCATGACGTAGGCTTTTTCCCACTCTTTGCGGGAATTGCGGTCGTTGTCCACGTCGCCATCAAGGTCATTGACCATGGACGACAGCTCACTGTCTGACAGGTACTCGGCCAAGTTGGCGTCAAAGTCCTCAACGCTGGGCTCGCCCGGCTCGATGTCAATCTCCATGTCCCCGGCGCGGATGTGCACAGCTTCCGGGTCCACGATCTCAATCTCGATCGGCTC